AGATGGTGAATTAATTAGCCAGGCTAAATACCATGTTAAGTTAGCTAGTGAGAATTTAATGGTAGAAACTGAAGGCCATTGGTATTTTAGTAATAAAGAAGTAAAGACCAATTTTAGTGATGTAAAAGAGGCTGACGTAATTAATTGGATTAAATCAGAAAGTATGCAAAACGGCATAAATATTATAGAATCAAGGCTTGAGGAGCAACTAGCATCATTACAAAATGAACAGAAAGTTAATCTACCTTGGTTGCCACAAACATTTAAATTGAAGGAATAATCATGGGCCAGATCGTATTTCAAGCAACCTTAGGTGGACAAGTAGCAGTAGCTGGGCCAAATACGGCATCCTCTTTTACGCTAACTTTGCCAGCTGCAACAGATACTTTAGTCGGCAAAGCTACAACTGATACTCTGACAAACAAGACTTTAACTAGTCCTACGATAACTGGTGCAACACTTACAACAAGTGCTTTTAATGGCACAGTAGGTGCTACAACAGCAAGTACAGGTGTATTTACAACCATAACTGCATCAACATCAATCACTAACTCAGGACTAACAACAGGTCGAGTAGTCTACACAACAACAGGTGGATTGGAGACAAGTTCAGCCAACCTTTTATACTCTGGTACTGACTTAACTGTTTATGGTCTTACTGTTGGTCGTGGAGGTGTTGGAGATTCAGGTTCTACTGCTATTGGCTATCAAACATTATTAGCAGTAACGAGTGCGTTAAATCAAACTGCGGTTGGCTATCAAGCATTAACAGGAAGCACAAGTGGAAATGCAAATCAAGCGTTTGGATATAAAGCACTTTTTACTACAAATACTGGTGTTAACAATGTAGGGTTTGGTCATTCAGCTTTGTATTTAAATAGTTCTGGTAGTTCAAATGTAGCCGTAGGTCGTGAAGCACTTTACTCAAACACCACCGCCTCTAACAACACCGCAGTAGGTTATCAAGCAGGATACTCAAATACAACAGGCTCATCTTTAGATGCTTTTGGTAAGTCTGCTTTATATTCTAATACTACAGGTACTTTTAATGTAGGAATTGGAAACCAAGCATTAATTTATAACACTACAGGTGGCAGTAATACTTCTGTTGGATATGCTTCTTCTTATTATAATACGACAGGTGGAAATAACACAGCATTGGGATATTACGCTTTATTTAACAACATCACCTCCTCTAACAGTACAGCAGTAGGTTATCAAGCAGGTTATAGTGGGGCAACTGCTAACAATGCTTTTTTTGGGTATCAAGCAGGCTTTAACGCAATAACAAATGGTAATAACCAATTTTTTGGATACCTATCTGGTAGTGCAGTAACAACTGGATATAGCCACTCAATTCTTGGTTCATTTACAGGAAATCAAGGTGGTTTAGACATCCGTACAGCAAATAACTACATTGTCTTATCTGATGGTGCTGGAAATCCTAGAGGGATATTTGATAGTAGTGGGAATTTTTTGGTAGGTGCTACAAGCAATGTTTTGTCTGCTAAATTTCTTTCGCAATATAATGGCAGTACAAGTAATGGATTAGTTGTTGATGATTCCAATAACACATCTTCTACAGGATTTGCAGCATTTTCTGTATCTGGAGGAACTTATTGTGGAAATATTACTCGAATAGCAGCAACTAATGCTGTTGCATATTCTTCTGGTTCAGATAGACGATTTAAAGAAAATATTGTAGATGCACCATCAGGAAATATTGATGATATTAAGGTTCGTTCATTTAATTGGAAATCTGATAATACATTTCAAAAATATGGACTTATTGCTCAAGAATTATTAGAGACAGCACCTTATTGCGTATATCAACCTAAAAATTCTGAAGATATGATGGGTGTTGATAATAGTAAATTAATACCTATGATGATTAAAGAAATTCAAGACCTTAAACAACGCATCGCAATTTTGGAGAATAAATAATGGCAACAGTCTTTACAACACGCATCACAGCAATGTACACAGTGCAACAACCTGACCCAAACTATGTGATTAACGCACTATGGGAAGTAACAGGAGTAGATGGCACTTATACTGCATCTATTCAAGGTAATACACAGTTTGACTCTACAGACCAGACTACATTTGTGCCTTACGCAAATCTAACAGAGGCATTAGTAATTAGTTGGATTCCTGAGAACCAAATAGACAGCGCACAGTCTTGTGTACAAGGACAAATTGACAGTCTAATTACACCACCAGTATCACCGCAAAATACTCAGTTACCTTGGTAAACCATTATGACAATGCCGATAGACATAATTAGTCGTTCTTTAAAAGACATAGGTGCTTTAGAAGCTGGAGAGACTCCGACTCCAGATGCTGCTCAAGATGCATTTGATCTATTAAATGACATGATTGATCAATTGTCTAATGAAAGCATGATGGTCTTTTACAAAACAGAAATTATATTTCCTATTACTTCTGGACAAACACAATATACGATTGGCCCAGGTGGTCAAATAGGTGCTAGTTTTACAGGTTCTATATCAGGTACAACTCTAACTATCACAGCTATTGCTAGTGGTGCAGTTGCACTTGGTCAGACAATAAGTGGAACTGGAATAACTGCTGGGACTACGATTGTAGGATTTGGCACAGGATCAGGTGGTAATATCAATGAAACTGGCACATATACGGTTAATGTTTCACAAAGTGTTACATCAACTACAATCAGTTCTTACTATCAACGGCCGTTATCTATTACTAGTGCTTTTGTTCGGATTAATACAAACTCTAATGGTCAGCCTATTGTTAACGGTGGTCTCGATTACCCAGTAGCTATCTTAGCTGTTGAAGATTACGAAATGATTGGATTAAAAACACAATCTGGGCCTTGGCCAAAGGCTTTATATTATCAACCGTCAGAACTATTAGGAAATATCTTTGTATGGCCTAATCCGTCTCAAGGTGAGATGCATTTATTTGCTGACACTTTGTTTTCTAGATATACAACTATGAATGACACGATTAGTCTGCCACAAGGCTACACAATGATGCTTAGATGGTGTTTAGCAGAAAGACTAATGCCAATGTATGGCAAAGCCTCTGCTACGCAAATATCCATGATTCAAGCCTTTGCTGCACAATCAAAGTCTACAGTAAAACGTACCAATATGAGACCAGTACAGACTTCTCGGTTTGCCGATGCCTTACTGTCTGGTAGACAAAAAGATGCTGGATGGATTCTAAGTGGTGGTTTCTACAGATAAGGATTAGTTATGCCAGAAATGGGCTTTGTTGGGCCAAGCTACGAAGCTCCGAGTATCTATCAAGATGCCCAGGAGTGCATTAATTTTCGTCCAGAAATTGATCCATTAAAACAACCTGGCACTAGAGGTATTGTTGCCTTATATCCAACACCAGGCTTAACTACCAAAGTTAATTTATTAAACCAGCAACAAGTCCGTGGAATGCGTACTGTCTCTGGTGGACAACAAATGGTAGCTGTATGTGGGCCTTATGTGTATGTACTCAGTTCTAATCTAACTCCAGCTATTGTTGGTCAATTAAACACGTCTACAGGCAATGTTGGTATTACTGATAATGGAGTCAATGTTTATATTGTTGACGGTGCATATCGCTATACATGGAGGATAAACAATCCTACAACAGCAACATTTCGAGGATCAATATCAGGTACTACTTTAACTGTTACTAAGGTTTTAAGTGGCACTATAGCAATTGGACAGGCATTAAATGGTACTGGATTAAGTAATGAAACAATTATTACTGCTGGATCAGGATTAAGCTGGACGGTAAACATATCCCAGACAGTTGCAAGTACACAAATCTTTGCTGCTAACACGATTGCATTTACTGGAGCAATAGCCAATGTAACGGTAGGTGCAGTAACTTATTACAACTTAACTGTTTCATCAGCTACGACTTTATATTTAGGACAGACTATTTACGGTTCTGGAGTTACTTTACAGACCATGATTACGCAAATAGTCACAGCTGGTAGTAGTTATTATGTCAATCTATCCCAGACTATTACTTCAAGGACAATGTATGCTTTGAACTTTACGGTTATTCCGAGTACTGATGGAGCGTTTACTGGTGGTAATAATGTGGACATTGTAGACAATTACTTTATTTACAATAATCCAGGCACTCAACAATTTGCTGCAAGTGATGCACTTAGTCCAATTACACAACCATTAAGTTTTGCTAGTAAAGATGGTGCTCCTGATGACTTAATTTCTTTAATTGTTGATCATCGAGAAATTTATTTATTAGGTGAAAATTCAAGTGAAGTCTGGACAGACGTAGGAACATTTCCATTTCCATTCCAAAGAATACCTGGCACTAGTACGCAACATGGTATTGCCTCGGTCTTTTCTGTAGCTAGGTTAGGTAATTCGTTTGCCTATGTTTCTAGGAATATCCGTGGTCAAGGCCAAGTTGTACAAATGAACGGTTATACTCCACAAAGAATCTCTACTCATGCTGTAGAACAGACTTTAGTTAATCAATACATTGATGATGCCATAGCCTATACATATCAATTAGAAGGCCATGAATGCTATGTAGTGACATTTCCTACACTTGATTTAACGTGGGTATATGATGCAACAACGCAAATGTGGCATAAATGGCTGTGGTGCGATAACAACAACGTCTATCACCGTCACAGAAGTAATTGCTCTGCTAGTTTCCAAGGTATGGTATTAGTTGGAGACTATGAGAATGGTCAGATTTATGAGTTAGATCCTGAGAACTATACGGACAATGGGCAGAATATTAGACGGTTACGAAGAGCTCCTCACATGGTAACTGACTTTCAAAGACAGTATTTTGATGAGTTACAGATCCAATTTCAGCCTGGAGTAGGAACTACTGGATTAAGCCAGACGGCAGCTACAGGCTTTATTGCCTCACCATACATTATTTATCCAAATGCTACGTTTACTGTACCAGCAAATGCTACGATTATTTTAGGTACTCAGTCGGCTATTAGTGATCAAACGACTACGACTAATCCACAAGCCATGTTAAGGTGGTCAAATGACGGTGGATCGACATGGAGTAATGAGCATTGGGTTAGTGTTGGTCAGCAAGGTAAATATAAGAACAGAGCTATTTGGAGGAGATTAGGACAGGCTAGAGACCGAGTATTTGAAGTAGTGGTTACTGATCCAGTTAAGATGGTTATTGTCTCTGCAAACCTCAAAGCAAGTGGAGCTGAAAATTGAACATTGGCAATACCAATATACCTCGCAGTCCATTTTTGGATACGA